ATCGCATCAAGAGTGGCATTGGTTTTGATGCTAAGACTGCTCAACCCAAGGACTATGATAAGTATGTAAATGAAAACCGTGCTGGTACAATGCCTGCTGACAAGATAGTAGACCTGCTTGCTGACTCCAAAACAAAAGGCGAGGCAGAAAAGACGCTTGAAGCCATACAAAAAGCTAAGAAAGAAAAAATCAAGTCAGCCACAGACCTAGCAGAGCAAACCTTCGGTAGTAAAGCTATGGATGTTACTATGGAAGTATGGATGAACTCCTTGCTTTCAGGGCCTACTACTCAGGTGGTTAATGTATTAGGTAACAGCTTAACTCTTGCTATCCGTACTATTGAGCAATCAGTAGGTGCGGTACTCACAGGTAACCCTCAGTTAGCCAAAGCAACGCTGAAGTATGCCTTTGATATGGAGTCCTTTGCTGATGTTCTGCGTATCGCAGGACAAACCTTTAAGTCAGGTGAGTCCCGCCTTGTCCAAGGAAGCAGAGCTTTTGATGACAGAATGGACTCCTCTAGAGCCATTGCAAAAGATGGTGGGGGCACTTTAGCTTCAGCCATTAATAAGCTCGGTACAGTAGTACGTGTGCCAAGCCGAGCCCTAGCGTTTGGTGATGAGTTCTTCAAGCAAATGAACTACCGTTCTTATGTGAAGACAAACCTTGCCTACGACGCAATGAAAAAGGGCGCCAAGTCAGGCGAAGAGGTTGCAGAGTATGTAACCAAGAACTTTGACAACTTTATCACCAAGGGTGCTAGAGCTTACAACGAAAAAGGCATCTACATGGATGCTGTTGAAGCGGCACAAGCCCAAGGGCTAAAGTTTGGTAAAGAGCAAGAAGAGTTCATTGCCCAGTACCTCAAAGACAACCCATTCGATGAGACCCGTGGTGGTCTTGCAGATGCCGCAAAGGGCTACGCTGAGGAGACAACGTTTACTAACGACCTTGAAAATGAGGGAGTAATTGGAACGCTGTCTAACACTCTTAATACCTTGAAGAACAAAGGAGGAGCTTGGAGGACACTTAACTTCGTTATTCCGTTCCTACGGACTCCCACGAACATCTTGAAGTTCTCTATTGACCGCACTCCGTTAGGTGCTGTCGGTATGGTAGCCACTAAAGCAAAGAGAGCAGAGCTTACCAAACAGCTTATGAGTGAAGACCCAATGGTTCGCTCTCAGCTTATAGGTAAACTTGCAGTCAGCACGGCGGCAACTGCGTCTATCCTTTATTACATGAATACCAACAAGGGTATGATTACAGGAGGAGGCCCTCCTAACAGAGATGAGCTTGAAAGCCTACGTCTGTCAGGCTGGAGACCTTACTCAATCAAAGTAGGGGACACTTACTACAGCTACCAACGGGCTGACCCTATCGCTACAGTCCTTGGATTGTTTGCTGACATCATCGAAGGTCAACAATACCACGACGTAGAGGACATCATCAGCCAAGATATGGTTGCTCTAGGTATCATGTCGCTAACTCAGAATGTTACTAACAAGTCCTACGTTAAGGGCTTAGATACAATGCTTCAGTTAGTTCGTGACCCTGTAGGTAACTTCAAGCCATTCGCTGGTAACATTGTTGGTGGCTTTGCTCCTACATTCTTTACTCAGATTCAGAACATGGCTGACGAGCGTGAGCTCAAGGAAACAAGGTCTATCTTTGACTACTGGCTCAAGAAGATGCCGATAGCGCAAAATACCCTTCCGTCACGCAGAAACTTCCTAGGTGAGGTTATAACAAATCAGAACAGTCCTTATATGACAGGTGTTCTAAATCCGATATACTTCAACAAGGAAAGCAAAGACCCTGTAGACAAAGAACTAGCTGGACTACAACACGGCTTCAGTCAGCCTAGCACCAAGCTATACAACGCCATTGAAATGCGCGACGTATACAACGCGGATGGACGCCAAGCGTTTGACCGTTACTTAGAGCTCTCAGGCACAACCAAAATCGGAGGAAAGACCATGCGTCAGTCCTTACGTGAAATGGTTAAAGACAAAGGGTTCCAAGCGTTACCAAAGGAAAGCGACAGCGACCTCGGAGAGCTATCCCCAAGAATTAAAGCGGTACAGCGTCTAGTACGTGCCTACCGTCGCAAGGGGCGCTACGAGATGCTCGAAGAGTTCCCAGACCTAAAAGACTCTATCTACAAACTACAACAAGACAAAGCACAATACCGCTTAATCCAATAACTCTAAAAAAAAAGAAAACAATCATGGCTAACTCATATGTTGAATACTCTAGCGGACTAACCGCTACCACATACTCCATCCCGTTTAAATACATCGCGATTACTGACGTAGCCGTGAAAGGATACAACGGCACTACTTGGAGCACCCTCGCAATCGCCTCTAGGGACAATGCGGCTAAGACCGTTACACTAAGTGCGGCTCCAAGCACCTACCAAAAGATACGTGTGTGGCGTAACACAGGACGTTCTCAGCTAGTGGACTTCCAGAATGGCTCTAGGTTGTCTGAGAGTGACCTCGACACAGCTTACCAACAAGGTTTGTTTGTGGCTCAGGAAGTTTCTGAGGTAGCGTCTACTTTAACTGAGGAACGTAGTATTGACCGTAATTTCACTGGCACTACGACTGTAGTTAATTTAGATGCCTCAGGATACTTAGATGTCACAGGCGGTGTAGCCACAGATAACTTAGCAATTAATAAGACTACTGCTTATGCTGATTTACATATAAATGGAAGTTCAGATAACGCACTTTATGATGGTTTAAGAGTAGATAAAAAGGACACCCCTACTCAATTTGCTCAATTTAATTATGCAGGTAGTGGCCTTAATATTATAGCTAATGATACCTCCGATGAATACGTCGATGGGACTGTAGGTAACCCATATATTTGCTTAAAAACAAGCGTAGATGCTTCAAGCGCCACAGAGCATATGCGTATAGACAAAGACGGTAATGTTGGTATTGGGACGACAAGCCCTGCTCACATGTTAGACATTGTAGAATCTGCTGATGATTTTGGTGCTAGAATTACAAACAACAGCGATGACTCTCAAGGTTTACAAGTTAGAACTAGTGATAATGATACTAGTAAATTTATACTTGATTTACAAACTAGTTCGTCTGCTACTGGTACAGACTATGCTAGTAAATTTGTTGTGGAAAAAGGTGGTAATGTTGGTATTGGGACGTCACCAAGCACAGACTGGCGTACAACTTTTGACCTTACAGCCGCACAAGTAGGATTAAGTGGTTGTTTGTTTAATTTAGACGTTTCTACTGGTGATAGACGATGCATGATGACTAGTAACGCTATACTTAACTCAAGTGGTGACTTTCAGCACATACTAGAGGGTCATGCTACAATTTATAGTCAACAAAGTGGAACACACCGTTGGTATACAGCAGCTTCAGCTAATGCTGGTGCTACGGCTTCAGCTAATGAACGTATGCGTATCAACAGTAGCGGTCAAGTTTTTGTAAACACAACTAGCCCTTGGGGTGGTAATCCCAAATTTCACACAGAGGGAACGGCTTCAAATTGGGGTGTATCTGCGGCAACTTCAAGTACAAATAGTGGATTTGGAGCTTTTTTAGGTCGTGTAGTAGATACAGCTCCACCACTTGCTGGTTGGTATTATAACTCAACTCCAGTTGGTACTATTACAACAAATGGTTCCGCAACAGCTTACAACACCTCTTCAGACTATCGCCTTAAAGAAAACGTAACAGATGTTACAGATGGCATAACAAGAGTTAAACAATTAGCACCCAAGCGTTTTAACTTTATCGCTGATGCAGACACTACAGTAGACGGCTTCATTGCTCACGAAGCACAAGCAGTTGTCCCAGAGTCAGTCACAGGCACTAAAGATGCCGTCGATGATGAAGGCAATCCAGTAATGCAAGGTATTGACCAAGCTAAACTGGTTCCTCTTCTCACAGCCGCACTTCAAGAAGCAATAGCTAAGATTGAAGTCCTAGAAACCAAAGTAGCCGCCTTAGAAGCATAATACTTATGAACTCCGACCATATTCCATCAGTCATAGGCATCACAGGGCTCCTAGGTACAATCACCCTAGGAGACTTAAACCTAGCAGTAGGTATAGCTGTGGGTCTTATGACTCTTGTTTACCTAGCAATCAAAATCTTCAAGGAACTATTTAACACGGATGAATGAATGGATATCTACCCTGTGGCCTGTAGCCGTAGGCTTTGTAACCCTCGTCATCGTGCTAGCTCGTATGCACTACACCCTCGAAAGTCTAAGCGATAAAGTAAAGATACTATTTGATTTTCATAACAAGAGAAACGAAAAATGAGTGAAAAAACAGAAAAACTTAATGTCCTTCAGGATATGCTTATTAATGAGTTTATTGAGCGTATCCAAGCAGGTGCGGCAACACCAAGTGACCTCAATGCCGCCCGTCAGTTCCTCAAGGACAACGGGGTACACGCACAGGTTACCAACGAAAACCCTCTGGGTAACCTAGTAGATATGTTGCCATTCCGAGATGACTCCGAACACGTAATGCTTGCCGCCAATGAGAAACTATAAAAAAGAATACAAAGACTACCACGGGTCAGCCACGCAAAGAGCCCGTCGTTCCTCAAGAAACAAGGCAAGACGCCTAGCTGTGAAGACACACGGCAAGTCAGCAGTGCAGGGGAAAGACGTTGACCATCGCGACCGTAACCCCCACAATAACAGTCGCAGTAACTTGCGGATACAAAGCAAGTCAAAGAACCGCGCCCGTAATAAATAATGGAAGAACTCAAAGACTTCAGGAACTTCTTGTTCCTCGTCTGGAAGCACCTAAACCTTCCAGAGCCGACCCCTATTCAATATAACATAGCTGACTTCATGCAAGGTGATGAGAAGCGTGTTATCATTGAGGCGTTTCGTGGTGTCGGCAAGTCTTGGATATGTTCTGCCTATGTGGTTCATCAGTTATTCCTGAACCCCTCTTTGAATTTCTTAGTTGTCTCTGCGTCCAAGACGCGTTCTGACGACTTCTCTACGTTTACTCTGCGTCTCATACACGAGATACCCTTTCTGGCTCACCTCAAGCCCACAGATAAACAGAGGTTCAGTAAGATTAGCTTCGACGTCGGCCCTGCGCCCGCGTCTCACGCACCTAGTGTTAAATCGCTGGGTATAACCTCACAGCTTACAGGTTCCCGTGCGGACATCATCGTTGCAGATGACATCGAGGTAGCGAACAACAGTGCTACCCAGACCATGCGAGAGAAGCTCAGCGAACAAGTCAAAGAGTTCGACGCTATCCTAAAGCCAGAGGAGTCCTCTAAGATTATATTCCTAGGAACACCTCAGACTGAAGACAGTATATACACAAAGCTACAAGAACGGGGCTATATGGCTCGTATATGGCCTGCTAAGTATGTGACCCCTGAGAAGAACGCCAAGAGCTATAACGAGGCTGTGAAGGGCATCTGTGTGGATGCTGAGAAGGAGGGCAAGGCTACCGAACCTACACGGTTCTCCGATATTGACCTGTTGGAACGAGAGATGTCCTATGGTCGCTCAGGGTTTGCCATGCAGTTCATGCTGGATACACGCCTAAGTGACACCGATAGACACCCATTGAAGCTCAACGAGCTAATTGTAATGGATATTGATAACGAGGTAGCCCCAGAGAAGCTCGTATGGGCTCAGGCTCCTGACCTAGTGTGGGATGGCAGTGTTCCTAACGTAGGCTTCGGTGGAGACAGATACCACAGACCCTTCCAAACCATAGGTGACCATATACCCTTTACTGGCTCAGTGTTAGCCATTGACCCCAGTGGTCGCGGTAAGGATGAAACAGGCTACGCAGTGGTCAAAATGCTTAACGGTATGTTGTTTGTGCCTGATGCTGGGGGTTTACAAGGGGGATACAGCGATGAGACCCTGAAGACCCTCGCAATGATTGCTAAGAACCACGCTGTTAACTACGTCATTGTAGAATCTAACTTCGGTGACGGTATGTTCAACGAGATATTCAAGCCTGTACTTACCAAGATACACCCTTGCTCTATTGAGGAGGTCAGACACAATATACAGAAAGAACAGAGGATAATAGACACCCTAGAGCCCATAATGAACCAACACAGGCTCATTATTAGCCCAGATGTTATCCGAAAAGACTTTGAAACAGCGCAGGGCTACCCACCAGAGCTACAACTGCGCTACCAACTAATGTACCAGATGTCCCGTATTACTAAGGACAGAGGTGCTATAACACATGATGACCGCCTTGATGCATTAAGTATCGGTGTGAACTACTGGGTAGAACAAATGGCTCAGGATATGGACACTAAAATTAAGGACAGAAAGTCAGAACTCATCAACAAGGAACTCCAAGACTTCACAGATGCCTATTACAGGCGTTCTAAGGGGTCAAATAGCTCGTTACAATGGATATAAATGGTATACCCCCACTAAGCCCCCTAGAGAGCGCCAAGGCCATCCTAGGCGAACACTTCAAGAACTATGTTATCATTGCTCAAGACTATGATTCACCTACTTCCTACGAGGTAGCCTTTAGTGACCCCTATGCCGCTCACGGTCTGCTAGAATGTGCGAACATCTACCACCAACAATACCTAAATGCAGGCTTAGATGATGAAGATGTAGCTTGGATTTGGGAAGATGAAGACGAAGAAGAAGAAGATTAAGGACTAATATGGGGGGTCTCTAAGTATACTAAGAGTTAACTAAGAGTAATCTCAGTATTAAGTCTTATTAGGTTATTACTATGATAACTATATCATAATAAATAAAGGTATACTCAGAGTATACTATAGGTAAACCTTTTGTATCACCTTGGGGTGAATTGTAATTAGGACTAGATACCTGTCAAGACTATAATATTGACCTGTTCTATGTTGACAGACACTCTGATGCCCCCAGAATAGACTTTATAACATCTGTGTTATTGTTATGTGTATATGAGAGGTCACTCCTTGTGGTTAGGGGGTGGCCTCCTTTGTTTTGGTACAAAAATGTGAAAGGGTTTCGCTATATGTGTGTGTGCTTAAACCCCCCGTGGGGTGTCTCCTAGCGCACACTCAACCGCATACCCACTATCACCCTGCCACTCATTTGTTACCGCGTGCTCTTCAGTCCGCATACCCACTCACCTCACGACGGACTAGATATCCATCGCCACCTATATCAACACTTCGCTACCTGTTTGGTTTTCCATCGGCTGTCTTTGTGTTTGTTAGGGTTTTTTGTCGGGCTGTTCGGCACTGCATCATTTCGGTCGCGCAAGCGCTCCCCACTTTGTGATGATACAGCTTGAACATCCAGTCTATCTAGAGAGTTGCCAGCGTTTGGTTATTCGTAGGTTGGACAGCCTAGTCATCAACATAACTAACTATGAAAACAATCAAAGCATCCTCAATCGTCGCCGCTCAAGTTCTCAACATCGACTTCGCGGCTTCTGCAAACTCCTATGTCGTCAACTGCGTATCAAAGCAATCGGACGGTGGCTACAAGGTTCACGACCCTATCTGGACAAACTCAAGTCAACAGCCTGTCTTCACCGCTGGACAGTCCGTCAACCTCATACCCGTCAAAGGCAACGACGGCAAAACACGCCACCAAGTCCTACCTGCCTAACCAACGCACTGCACGCTACACAAAGCGAGGACTCTACATCCTCCTTTTTGTTCGTCGCGGTTGTTCTCTTTCCACTTGCCACCACACATACTAATAACATGTCAAAAATATACCACATAACACGTCCATCTCTCTACGTTAAACATTACTGGGTTTGCGCCGATAACTGGAAAGATGCTTGCAAAAACATAGACAACGATAAAGCTCATCACGAGTCCTATGACTTAATCTATCACAAAGCAGGTTATAAATCCGTATCAGTAACCGACAGTTTCGGTACATTTCAATTACCAACACACATAACAGCAAAAACCAAATAACCACGCAATACACATGAAACAAAAACAATACAGTATCCACCTAACCTGCAATGCTCACCAATACAGTAAGATACAGCGTGCTATCCGCGCTATCATCCCTCCTGTTACCAAAGAGCAACGCTTAATCAACCAATACGGTGACACCTTCAAACGTCTCATCAACAAAGGCTTCACTGCCAAAGACATCTACAACGCTGTCAAAAACACACGCACAGACGACCAAGAGCCTATCAAGCAACTGGACGTCTACAAAGTAATCCACGCTATGGGTTACAAGCTCAAGTACACACTAACATCCAAAAAATAACCACAAACCACCATAACAAATGGAACAACACAAACTAAAACAACACCTGTTTGCTCACCACTACAAAGCATGGCCTATTCAAGAAGCCATCAAACCTAACGTAGGCTATCAACAGTATATCGAACGCATACTTAACTACAATGGCGTTATCGTCGCTGAAGACCTCACAAACGTAATCATTGCGTTCGGCGAGTCTTCTGGACAATCAGTTCCAATAGAAACAGCTAAACTCATCAAACTTGGTGACGACCGCTTCTATGTTCTCAAGTCAGACATATTCCGTATTAATAACGCAAGACACCAAGAAGACGGTGTTCCTAACGATTACATGCTATGTAGTTATCCAGACAGCAACACAGTCCATCATCCAGACGACATGGTGCTTACCTACAATAGTAACTGGCTACCTAAAAGTTCCTGCGAAGTACTAAATAATGACTACTACAACAACGGTGCTTGTCCATCAGACGAAAGCTATGTGCCTGTCTATGAATACACTCATAATTGCAACATGTGCGAAGATGGCACTTACATTCTAACCGATGATTCCATCTACTGCGAAAGCGACGGCTCATATTATCACACAGATACAGACGAACTATACTATAGTGAAACCTGTAGATACTACATTCACCGCGATGACGACTGTATTCGTTACTGCGAAGACATTGGCGAATACGTCATGGAACACCATGCTCATTGGGACGACATCGCTGAAGTATATGTCTACGACAGAGACAACCTAACCAGACGTGACCACA